AAGTGAAAATGAATCATTAAATGAAAGAACTAATATATCTTCTATTATACCAGATGCATATAATGTTTCTATATCCTTTGAAGGTTTAAATAAAGAAACTAAAAATTTCTTAATTCGTAGTTTAGGAGACCCTATTATAAAGGTAAGAGAAAGAGGGGCTACTGAACCATCTTTAAATAACATAACATCATCAACTATAGGATTATAATGGAAGGAAATTATCAAAATAATATAATAGATTTAAAGAATTTAAATTTAACAAGATATGAAAATATTTTTAAAATTTATAATACCGGGGAGAAAAACTTTTTTTATTATAATATTAACAAAAAAATATCAATACCTGATAATATAGATGAAAGACTATTTTATCATATAGTTTTACCTTCGGGTATTCCTTTAACAACTTTATCATATAATGCATACGGTACTATTGATCTATGGTGGTTAATAATGATATCTAATAATATTGTAAACCCTATAAAAAAACTACCATTGGGTCAAAAAATTAGACTATTGAAACCTGAATTTGTTAGTCAAGTACTTGATTCAATAGAAAGTCAACTATAATGAGAAAAGATTATATTTTAAATAATCTTCAAGGGTTTGAAGCTAAAGCTAATTCATATAAAATTGATAACCAATTTTATCATATAAGGGCCATATTAATTAACCCTAATGGAGATAGATTAGATTTACAAAAAGGAGCTCTTTTTAATATTTCATTAACTGATAATTTATTTGACCCTTTTTTAAAAGGTGAAATATTATTATATAATGACAATCAAGCTATTGAAAAAACAGTTCCAACTGAATTAAACCCGCAAAAAGGTTTTACTTTTAGAGGTGATGGTAGAGATATATTATTTTTAGAAATTATACCGTTAAGAGATGTAAAGGAAGAATATAAGTTAGAAGAATCTATAGAGTATAATACAGTTTTTTCAATGAGAAATTTATTTTCTATAGTAGAAGATACAGATACTATTATTGACGGAACTTTATATAAGAAAATAAAATTATATGATTTAGATGAAAGAAAATTAATGGAAAAAAATGTTTATTTTAATTCAATCGATACTATTAATTTTAATGAAAGTAATTCTTTATCGGGGGTTCCTTTATTTAACTTAGATAATGATGAAAGAGGAAATAATACAGGTATAATGATAAGAGAATTATTGAAACTTTCATTAAATCAAAATGATGAAGATATATTTTATATTGATAGATCTTCCTCTTCTAAAAATATTAACTATATTGATTTTGATAATGGGGCTTCTGTAGTAAATTACAATAGTAATAGTTATAAAAAAGCTATAGATGACTTAAATTACCTATATGAATTACATAATAGTAATACAGATGCAAAGGACTTTTGTATATTAAAAAAAGATTATTTTACAGGTAAATATACTTTAATAAATGCTAAAAGTTTTTTCGATAGAGCTAATGATCAGGAACAAAGCGGGACGTTTACTATAGAAAAAATAACTATTACAGGGGCAGGAAACTTAAAAATTAATAATCAAGGAAATAAAGCTTCAAAAAATACCCCTGAATTTAATGAAAAAAGTCAAGCTTTAAATGTTAGATTTTTTAATACTAGTTTTGATATTTTAAATGAAAAAGTTAATACCAAAATAGTCCATGAATATGACTTTGAAAATAAAACTTTTGGTGTATTTCAAAAAGATAGTAACATAATTAAATCAAAAGAAAAATTTAATAATTATTATGTTGATAATATGAGAGGAGAAAGAAAACCTTATCCTTCTCAAATAACCACTAATCTTAAAAAATTAAATTTTAATTATGAAAATGTATATAATTTATATAGTGGTAATGAAAATGTAAGATTATCAAAAGGTTTAAACAGTCTTCTTAAAAGTACTATTATGTCAAATTTAGGTATTGAAATATCTATAAAAGGTCAAATGTTTAGAAAATCAGGTAAATTTATTACAATTGATACTTCAACTTTAGAACCTAAAAATAATTTCGATGATAGATTTTTAGGTACATATTTTATAATTAATGTTGAGCATAGTTTTATAAAAGATGATATATATATTAATAAAATATTTGCAATTAAAACTTATTATTTTGATAATATTAAATTTAATGAGGATTTAGACTAATGGCTACCAATAAAAAAAATATATTACCAGAGCTTTCAGATACTATTATAAATGGTAGTATTAGTTTTTATGAAAGTAGTGAAGAATTATTGAATATTTTTAAAGATATATCATTAGATGTGGTAAATTTTTTTATAGAACTTGAAGAAACTAAAAGTTCAGATAATGTATTAAAAAATTTAACTCAAAAATATATTGATTTAAGTAATAAAAAATTAAAAATTAATAATGTAGAGATACCTAATAATTTTAAATTATATATTAATGAAAAATATCAAAATTTATTATCAATTTTTAAAGGTATAATAATAAAAAAAATAGATAATCCTGATAAAAGTATTTTTTCTACTTATTCTGATGATATAGGTATGACTTTAGAAATAAATCACAATTTAGGTTTACATAATTCTCCTATATATGATACATTTTATAATTTACGAGAAAACGGAGCTCCATTAACTATACCACCTATAATGTATAATAAGGTTAGTAAAAATTTATTACAAAATTTTAAAAAAATGTCTTTAAAAAACGATGCATTATTAAAAAGAAATTTAAGAAATATAGCAGGTTACACCTTGGAAAATATTTCAACAACTGCACACGGGGCTAATTTAGTTTATGATAATTTTTCTCTTGTAACTGGTGACAAATTAACTAATGTAAAAACTGAAAAAATATTTCATATCTATGGAGAAAATTTAGGCGATCTTATTACTTTTTATAAAAATTTAAATATACGCGAACAAAAAGGTAATAAATCATATTTGGTAAAATATAAAAATAATATTGAAGAAGTTGAAAACATTTTAGACACATTTAATAATAATGTTTATTCTACAGCTTATTTAAATTTACCTACAAATATAGATCAATTTATTCCACATAACATGTATGACCCAGTTACCGGGGCAGTTTACTATGCTAGTACTGAAGCTTTACATTTAGAATTTTCAGCTTTAGGTTATACCCATACTAAACCATCTATTACCCCAGAATCGGGTACAACTACAACTATACAAACTTCTCAATCTACTACTTCACTACCCCAACCTACTACTGATACAGGGGGTAGTAGTACAGGAGGGGGCAGTACAGGAGGAGGAGGTTATTCTAGTGAGCCAAGTAGTTCAGGTGGCGGGGGTTATTAATCATTAACTTCAATTACTTTAGCATCTTCAATTAATTGGTTTAGTAATTCTTCTCTATTAATTGTTAATCCTATACGCTCATTGCTTCTATCTTGGAGTTCCTTTTTGCTTTGAATATCCATTTCTTTAACTTGAATTTTAGCTTCATTAGCTTTATCTTGTAAAAGGATTTTATTTAAACTTTCTATGGCTGATGCTGAAGCCCCAATCAATTTACTTAATGCATCCACATCTCTAGCATCGGGAGCAGATGATATATATTGTTTAACATCTTCGACATAATCAACACTATCTTTAATTAATTTTCCGGAATATTTAAGAAGAAAATCTTCTAACTTATTTTTATCTAAGTCAAAATCATTTTTTTCTACTTCCTTAGCTGCTAAATTTGCACCCTTCAATTGGGATAGTAAATCATCTACAACTACATCAACATCATCTTTCATTAAAATATTTATTATAAAGTTGAATAATTAAAGTAATACACTATAATAGAGTTATGGATAATGTAATTATAAAGTTTATTAAGACGCATAAAGATGCTATTTTACCTACCAAAGCTCATGAAGGAGATAATTGTTTTGATTTATATGCAGTAGAAGATACTGTTATTCCTCGTAGTAGTTATGGTCCAGTTGATGAAGTAAAAATTGGTAATGCAGTAGTCCCCGTTGGCATTACTGTTGGTTATATTTCAGAAGGTTACGGTTTTGTTTTAAGACCCAAATCAGGGTTAGGATTTAAAGCAGGATTACAACCTCATCTCGGTGAAATAGATAATGGTTATCGAGGTGATTGTGGCATTAAAATGTATAATTTTTCAGATAAAGATTATAACTATAAAAAAGGAGATAAAGTTGCTCAAATAAAGATAGAAAAAATTTATAATACTAAAATTGAGTGGACTGATAAAATTGAAGAAGCGCAAAGAGGAAATGCAGGTTTTGGTTCTTCTGGTAAATAGGAACTATAATATAATATATTATGGGTAAAGTAACGAGACAGAAAATAACTGAAAGAAAAGTAGGAAATGCAAAAATACGTAAGACGGTAACAGTTACAGTAACTAAACCTACTAAACGTAAGAAAAAATAATGTTTAATAACTTATACGTTGAAAAGTATAGGCCTGCTAATTTATCTGATTTAGTATTATCTAATAGTAATAGAAAATATTTTGAATCTATTACTGATGAAATACCTAATTTACTATTTGTAGGTACTCCTGGTTTAGGTAAAACTACTTTAGCTAAAATATTAGTTAATAATATACTAGAATGTCAGTATCTATATATAAATGCATCTGATGAAAATGGTATTGATACTATTCGTTCTAAGGTAGTTGGCTTTAGTCAGACTAAGTCTCTTGATGGGAAACATAAAGTTGTAATATTAGATGAGGCTGATGGTATTACCATTGACGGGCAGCGTGCATTACGCAATACAATGGAAGAATATAGTAGTATGACTCGTTTTATTTTAACTGCTAATTATAAGCATAAAATTATACCAGCTATTCAAAGTAGAACCCAATTCTTTGATTTAACCCCTCCCTTTGATGATGTAGTAAAGAGAGTTGTTGATATAGTAAAGGAAGAAGGTATAAAGATTGAAACTAATCAGAAACCTAATTTTGTTAATTTGATAAAGCAAAGTTACCCTGATATACGTAAGGTTTTAAATAGCATACAAAAAGCTACTATAGGTAAAGTATTTACTATTGATCATAGTGTTGATAATAAAGAAATAGTAAATGTAATACATCAACATATAAACTCTAAAAACTCTTTAAAACTTAGAAAATATTTAATAGAAAATGAAAATGAGTTTCAAGGTGATTATCACAACTTAATGAAACAATATTTAAACTTTATATATTCTTCAAGTCTTGATGATAATAAAAAACGTCAATATATAGTGACTATTTCAGATCACATGTATAAAGACGTATTTGTATTGGATAAAGAAATTAATGCTTTTGCTTGTTGGGTTAATCTTGAAAAGATTTAACCGTTAATAGGCATATATTGAGAAGTATAGCTTTCTTTCACTGCAGGAGAAGATGTAGCTGGTGATGATGGAATTTTTGTATTTTGTACTGGATTACTAATTTCAGTTTTTTTCAAACTATCACCTTGTTGTGTCATTCTAGTTATTTCAATTTCATCTTCTTCACCTACTTCTTTAGGTTCAATTTGAACTTTGTTATCATATCTATCTGAATCAGGTACTGGGTGTCTATTAATACCAGTATCGATTCTTTCTAAAACATCTGAAGGTAATGTAACTTTACCTTGATTATCATATCTACCATTAGCTAATTCTCTTGCTACTGTTACTGAATAAGCTGCAGCTCTATTATCAGCATTACCCGGTGCTCTTGATGGCATATCAGTTTGTATATTAACTATATAGTAATTTTTATCTGAATCAAAATAATCATCTATATATTTTTTTTGGTCATCTGTTAATGATTTATAACTATCTTTACTTTTATAGTTACTAATAAGTTTTACTAGATCACCGGTTAAGAAACTACCATTGGACATTCTAGTAATTGTATTTTCAACAAGGTCTAAAAATTTTCGTGCCATAATATATTTATATTTATGTTGCTTATAAGTTTTTTCTATTATTTTCCAGTGAAACTATAGTAGTTTAAATATAGGTTTAATTATAAATATTCATATGGCATGGATATTTACAGCTAGTTCTATAGTAATAGATCTATCATCAGGTACGGACTACGGATCACCTGATTTTGCTGGTAGTAATCCAACAATAAATTTATCTTTAAATGCAAATTATAATATTAATATAGTTAACGGTACGTTTAATACTGCTATTCGTAATGGTATTTCAGACACTAGTGATATATCTGATATATATAATAATGACTCAGCATCGGGAGTAACTAATAAAACTTTAATGTGGACACCTAAAGTAGCAAAAACTTATTATTATGTTAATACGGGCAATACATCTAAAAATGGTCAAATTATAGTAAGCTAATGAATATAGAACAATTAAAACAAGAATTATCAACAGTAGATTTAATATCAGAATACCCTTTTATTAATGGTTATGGTATTAGCACTAAAACTAACAAAGAAACATTAAAAGATGAATATGTTGTAGAATTTTATGTTAGTAGAAAAATATCATTAGATTATATATCTGAAAATTATGTTTTACCAAAAAGTTTATCAGCATTTGGTATAGATGTACCAACTAAAGTTTCCGAAGGTAAGTCTTTTAGTATAGATTATGCAATCAGTGAAGGAGAAGAAATAAAATATTATGAACTAATAGGTGATAATTTAAGTGCTTGTGATGATTATAACGTGTTAAGTGAAGATTACAATATATATTTAGATCATATTAACTCAGGAGGAACACCTATATCTGGATTATCGGCAGATTTATTTTATTCATATCACCGATTAAACTCAGACTTCGATCCTATAAAACGGAATTATCAAAAAGCTAGACCTCTTTCAGGTGGATGTTCATCGATATATTACCAACAACCACATCTTAGAGATAGCGACGCAACTTTAGGTTTACTCGTAAGAGATAAACAAGATAAAAAAATAGTAGCTTTATCTAACGCTCACGTTTTTTCGCGTAGTTTACTTGTAGGGGAAGAAGCCAAAAGATTTGGACATTTAGATAATGCTTTAGCTTTATCTGCTTCCCAACCAGGGTCTTATAATCAATATTTTACTAGTCATTTAGTAGATCATATAGGTACACCAAAAAGATCATCAAAAATATCAACATTTATAGATAATAAAGTTGATGCATGTATATTAGAATTATCTAGTTATGATGGTTTTTTAGGACCTGGATCAAAAAATGTTATATGGTTTACACAGAGAGGTCCATATGATTTCGCTACAACTGAAGAAATAGATTCTATAGTGGATCCAGATTCTGATAATTATGAAGCTCCAATTTTTAGAAGCGGTAGAACTTTAGGCCCTTTAGGAATGCCTGGAAATGAATATCCAATTAAAAAAACTACTGGGCAGAGTGTTACTGCAATTCATTCTCTCACCGAAAGTCTTACAACTAGATCTGGTGTTAATCTTAGAACACTAGGTGTTAGTTCATTATATATCAATTGGAATAGATATTATAACACATCCTCTATGGGAGCATTACTTTTTACAGATGCAACTGAAACTAGTGCATTTGCTGTAGGCCATACAGGTTGGTATTATTATACATCACAAGTTGGACCTCCTCATGATAATTTATTTTTTTTAAAAGATCACACAAACTTTGATCTAGATTTAGCAATAGTAGACCCCACAGGTATAAAAGATATTATAATAAAAAATAATAATTTTGGTGCTTTTTATTTAAGTAAATCTAATAAAGTTTATTATGGTCATATGCCACCTTGCCATGGACCCGGTAGTTTATCTTTTAATATTAACAATGTGAACCTCATGCAGCATTATAAAGATAACCCCGGCTTTCAAGATCGAAAAAGTGAGTTTACAGCAATACAAAACATTCAGACTGATTGGATTGAATTAAGTACGGTATCAGGTACTTTTAACAAACCGGTTAAAAAATCATATTTATCAAAAGATATTGGGTTACTACTAACTGAAGATAATCAATTATGGACTATGGGAGGGAATCTTATGTTATCAGCTGATAATGACGGAGTAGCACAGACTCGGGGTAATTATGTTAGAACTTATATTAATGGTTCATCAGACGAATTTAATGATTATGTTGCATTATCAGGGTCAATAGGTAGATTTATCCAAATACCTGGTGAGTATATTGATTTCGGCTTTGAATACCCTTACCCGGCAACCGCACTTAGGAGTCCAATGACCATATACGGTTTGTCTGCTACCGGGGGGCTTTTACACGTAGCATATATAAAACATGATGATGTAAGCATTTCATATAAAAGTTTTACAGATAACCCCGATATAAATGTATCTAAACCACCGCAGTTACATCTATCAACTGATAATTGGTCTATATCAGGTTCACATGATTTGTCATATAGTAGATTAATATTATCTGCTAATGATATAAAAATTAAAAAAATATTTACTACTAGTGATAAAAGCGGTGAAATAAGAATTCGCCAATATACTGAATTGCCTTTACAAACTGAAGATAATAGAATATTAATGATACCTCACCCTTACATGCATGAGTTATTGTCTCGCCCTACAATGCGATATTTAAAATATAATAATAATGATGTATATGTAGATGATAATGATCCTCCAAAATTTTTAGATAATAATATATTAAATAACTCAGGTAACAAATCCGGTAGTACATACGGAAATTTCTTTTTATCAGGTGGTAGTTATTATGCAGCCGGTATGCCAAATATTAATAGTCAAAGTAGTTATAGCTTTCTAAAAAAATTAGGAGCTGGTACTAGCTATGATATTGATTCTATATATCCGATGGAAGATGGAAGTATAAAAAAATGGGATAATTTTCCGCCTAATAGTTTTAAAAATATGGTAGGTGAATTTGGTTACAGTAATTATGAGAATAATACTAATGATAATAATTATGCTGGAACTGATAGAAGTGCAGCACTATTTGTATATACCGACGGGGTAGGTATTTCAGCCTTAGGAAATAATACACAAATTAATCATTTACTTACAACAGGGGGAACCGAACTATTAGATGAAATAAGGGTCTCGTCGGTAAACTCAATAATAAACGTGAGGGGATTTCTTCCGGATCCGCTTCAAACATTAAGATTTACAGATAATTTATTATTTAGAAATATAAATTCTACTGGTGCAGCGGCTGCCGCGGGAGATTCTGGTTCAGCTCTTTTTGCTTGTTTAAGTTCTACAAGTACAACTTTAAGCACGTTTAAGTGTATTGGTTTACTTTTTGCCGGCGCTGATCCGGCATTAGATTCTATTGGATTAGGTGGAAGGATAGATATTATTAAAGATCAATTAGATATTGAACCTTGGGACGGTGTTATATAAAAATGAGAACTAATACTGAAATAATTTATGTAGATAATCAAACCGCAAATAATTTTAAAATTACGTTGTCGGGTAGAGTTTATACTGCTTTTGGTGTTACTGAAGATCATGTACTTGGTAATGTTTCGACACCTGAAGATGATCCTGAACCTGTAGTTAGTACATATAATGTATCATTACCTAAATTTCAAAGCGGTTCAAATATTGGTGAACCTACTGCTCTCATTGATGAAGGTGAAACTTATACAGTATCAACATCTACAACTAATGTATCTGAATATACAACTTTGTATTGGAAAGTAAATTCAAACTTTACAGATTTTGCTGTCCCATCAGGTAGTTTTGTGGTAAATGATAATATTGGTAATTTTGATCTTACTACATTATTAGATGAAACTACTGAAGGGTCTGAGAATTTTACAATTAGTATAAAAACCGGTAGTATTACCGGAACTACAGTTGCAACCACTCCTACTATTACAATATTAGATACAAGTTTAACTCCACCTTTACCTAAATCATATTTTCTTACTCCATATTATGTGGATAATAATATAGCACACTCTAGAAAAGAGGTTGATGAAGGTGAAAGTTTATTAATTGGTGTAACCACAATAAATGTTGATTCAGGTACTGTTCTATATTATACTTGTGATTCGACTGATATTCGAGATGGTAATGGTACTGTAACTATACAGCCTATCTTTACTGAAGCCTTAGGAGTGGCAAATTTTTATGTTACACCTATTGTAGATGAACAGACTGAAGGACCTGAGACTTTTACTGTACAGTTAAGATTAAGTTCATTTACCGGTCCTGTAGTAGCTAGTACTGATAATATTACCATATTAGATACAAGCCAATCCCCTCAAACCGAATCCCCTGAACTTAGTGGTGAGACACCTCCATCGAGCCCTACCGTAGCTCCTGCTCCTCAAATAGCCCCAGATATTGTAGAATCTGTTAGAAAAGATACTAATACAGTTGAAATTTTTGCAAATTTTGATACCACTGCAATAATTGATCCAGAAAGATTATATTATAACTTACCAAAAAATGAATTACCGGTATTAAATCAAGTTAGTGCTGCTACAAAACTTTTACTCAATCCTAACCCTCCGGTAGATAAAATAGTTTTTTCTACAAATGGTATTGATGGGTACGGCTATAATGATAATACATTTAATTTTGATAAAAAATACTTTCAAAATCAAATAATATATTTTACAGCAAGAATTAAAACAGTAACTAACTACCCGGCTAAACATTTGAATAATTTAACATTAGGTGACGGTTCAAGTACTACTATAAAGATTGAATTATTAGATGAAAATAATAATACTTTACAAGCTTCAGTTTCATCAGATATGGGCATTCTTTCAGCTGATACTTTAGGAGGATTTTTTAAAGGTTCTTTTCAGTATGATGGGGTAGGTAATAATTTAAAATTAAAAGGTACTACAAGTAGTACTCTAAAAGGGGAAAGTAATACTTTTAATATTTTACCTGTTAGTGCTGCTAAAGATTTTAGAAAATTAAATGAAGATAATAATCAAAAAGATAACTTTTTGGATTATTTATACCAACCTAATTTAAAAAATAATCCTAAATTTTTTACAGATATTATAGGGCAAATAGTTGGCGATGATAGCAATCCTAATACTTTAGGAGTAAAAGTATATGAAAAAATATCCAATTTTTTATTAAATTCTAGTGATATTGATTTTGCAAATATTGATAATTTAATAGGTAATTTAAAATTAATAGATAGTAATGTTAATAAATTTTCTTCTAATTATCCAGCAAGTTTAAAAAGAATAGTAGATTTCTTTAGTGTAAATAGATCGAAAATTATACCTGTGAAAAATAATTTTAATCAAGATTTTGATGATGAAGGTAGACCTAGTTCAAATAAAGGAAAAAATCTTGGTAATAAAATTGACTTTAATGTAGATATATTATCAGGAGGGGAGAGTTATAAACCAATAGTAGCTTATGAAAAATTTAGTAAAAGGTATAAATTGTTAAATACTGACCCTACCAGTGCTTTTGACTTTAGGTATCTTGGAAATAATAAAACTTTTTCTCTATCATCATATAATACTAGATGGGGATGGGGTTTAGTATTACCCGGTGGAACTGGTGATTATGAATATTTAAAAGATGAGTCTGGCGATAATTTGTTACTTGAAGATGGTTTAAGAATATTAAACGAAAATAAAGGCTTACCTACTTCAGAAATACCTAATTATTATACATTTTTTGAATATATATCAACTGTGAATGGAGATAATGTATTTTCATTTTATGATGACACCAATATTAGTTCTACATGTAATTTAAATACTCTAAGCTCTATTGATGATAGTATAGATGATATATTATTAAAAGATTTATATTCTGGTACTAATTTAATTGTTTGATAAATACTATATATAAAAATTGATATATAATTTTCATTATAAATATTAATAGATGTCAGTATTTCCTACATATCAAGATTTAAGTGCTTTAACCCCCCTATATTATCAAGATTCAGATAAAAAAATAGAATTTGTTAATGAGAATAAATTTACTCTTCAAGGGTTAAATTTACTTACTTATAATATTAATAAAAGTGCTAATGATAGCTTTATTAAAAATTATACGGTTAATAATTTAATTAAAAATAAAGACTCTAATGATATTTTTAATTTAACTAAAAAAATAGATACGCAAGATTTAAATACTAAATTAAATTTCAAATGTACAAATAGTACATTAAGTTCTCAATTTTTTTTACAAGCATTAACAACTAAAGATGATAAAGATTCAGCAGTTACTTTTAATATTGATTTAGTTGATTTAAACGGTGATAAATTTTTGGTAGATTTTGTAAATAATGACTATTGTACTGTTTCATTTTTTGATGGTAAAATAGTAAAATTTTTATATGATATTGGTAAAGAAGCATTAGTTTTTAAATTTTTAGGTACTAGTCTTATATCATTAACTGGTAATTATTATTATAACTACTACTATGATAATACTAATAATAAATTAAGATTATTTAAAGATAATAAAATTGTATCAACTTTAACAACTGAATTAACTACCAATACTGATATAGTTTCTTCTAACCCTGCAGGGGATAAAGCTATTGTTTCAATTATTTTATCTAATACAGTTAATTCAATTGGTAAATTAGATGTTACAGAGGAAAATTTAAAAAATGGTACTATAAATGTTGATGACAGATTAGTACTTTTTAATACTAATAACTTAGACCAATTTATTTATTATGATTATGAAAATAATTATAATCTTTCTAATGATTCCATAAGCGGAGTAAAATATGACTTTTTAACTTATTATTCTTATAATGATATAATTTCTGGAGATAAAGCTAATGTTAATCTTAAATTTTTTAATTTAAAAAATCATATATCTAACAATAACATAACTTATGCAGCTCCTATGGAAAACAAGGAGACAAATTTAGAATATAGAGGTAGGGAATATCAAAACTTTACTAATCAAAAAAGTAAAGAAAAAGACTATGACAATATTACTTTAAATTATACTTTTTTTGATAAAGAGTTTAAAATTAGTTCTAAACCGTATACTGAATTTACTTTACCGGGCAGTTTATTTCCATATAAAAAAATTAATATAAATGATACAAGTTTAGCTGATAATGGTTCATTTGCATCAAATAATCCATATTTTAGTGATAAAATATTTAAACTTACTGATGTTAATAAAAATAATTTACAAGAAGTTTTTATAGAAGATGAAGAATTTTTAGTTAATGAAAATGATGTTAGTTTATTGGTATTACAAAGTGGTGGATTTTTCGGTTTTCAAAATTTAAATGATATAGATAGAAATGATATATTCGGTGATTATCTTTGTACCTGGTTAGAAGGAGATGGTAAAGAAAAAGGTATATGGTATGATAGATATTATATACCTAATAGTAATTCTTACACTTTACCATTTACAGGTAGATCTAATAGATTTGATAGTAGCTCACAAGCAGCTGAATATTTTGAAGGTAATAATAGCTTAGTTTATTATGATTTAAAAAGTAATTTAACTTTTGAACCAAGTGGTTCTTATGCTTACCAACGTATCAATAATAATCAAATTAATACATATATAAATAGTCAAAGTGCTAAATTATTAAAAGATACATTTAGCTTCCAAACATCAACTTTAGAAATACAAAATATTAATGAGGTAAATTTAGACACAGTAAAAGGTTATGATAAACTAGATCTTAAATCTATACCTAATAAAGATTTTAATATAGGTTTTGAACTTGAATTAAATTCTCTTTCTTCATTAAATTCATATCAACTATTTGGTAATCTATATGAAGATGGTTTTACTTTTAGAAATAACAATTATTTTACACCATTTGTTTTTATACCAGATGGGAATAGACTTTTTATTTACGATCAAAATTTTAAATTACTCAGAACTAATACATATGAAAGCACTAAAAATATAATAGATGTTTTATATTTAGAACAAAATAATAATATAGTTTTAGTTTGTGATAATAAAATAGTTAAAACTAATTATTTTGGTGAAATTTTAAATGAAAGATACCCGGAAGATGGTAGCACAAGAAGTGATCTTATAGAAGAAATTATAAAATCATATAAGAGTAAAACTTTTCACGGTTATAATAATGTATTTTTTATTACCAATAAACATGTTACCGATCAAATAATAATTGATTTAGACTTAAATAATTTAATTCCTAATGAAAATATTGTTTTAGATACAAAACATGACATATTAACTGCTGGTCCTTACCAAAGTATAGTTCCAGATGGATCAGGTAGTTTTAAGTTTTTGGTAGGAAAAGAACCAAAAAAACTAACTAATAATGTTTCATGTTCTTTACAAAATATTAATAGATATATAGCTAGACAAAATATACCTGGAGAAGCATTTTTAAATTCTACCGTATTATCTTCAGAATTAAGCGGAGGAATTATAAAAGGTCAATCATTTGATGAAAATTATTTTACTCTTATAAGAGAATTTTCAGCTAATGCAGGTGCGTTTAATACCGATGTATTTTTTAACTTTGTACAAGAAGGAAGAGCAAGAATAGTTTTTGATAATGAAGATTTAGTTCAAAATGAGGATCCTATATTAGATAGTATATATTCAAAAGTATTTGATATTAATTCAGTAGGAAATAGATTATTTGTTCAATATGTCGATTTAACTGCTAACGAAGGTTTCGTGCAAGAATTTACCCCAGAAAGATTTAAATTGTCTGCTTTTCCTTTAAGTGAAACTGTAAGAACTGGTTATAAGATTGATTTTATTGAAGAAAATAAACAATTAAAAATAATGTCATTTGCCAGAGATTTATCATCAAATATAGTTATAGATAAAATTAATGCTAATACTGGTATATTAGAAAAAACTTATAATTTAGATTTAACTGGTGTAGATACTACTGAGAGACTTATATATTCTTCAAAACAGGATATACCAGTTACTACTTTTAATGGTTCTTCTTTAACTTCAGTATATCCTAATGGTATTTACAAATATAGAAGGATAGAATCTGACAAATATAATGATATATTTGTTTTTAACCCAGCTTTAAGCACGCAGTTTCAAATATTATCTGGTTATCAACCTCATTTAACCCCTATAAATTATTATGCTTTAGATCAAAAATATAGCGATTATAGAGATCAATTAATTTTTAAGTTTAATTTAAATTCATTAGTAGACGTTAGTATTTTAACTGAAGTATGGGAGAAGGCTGGACCTCCATTATCTGCTACTGGACATTCACAATTTTTATGGAATCACCCTGCTGTAGGTTTAAGTGGTTGGGATGGAGAAATTGTGGCTATAAGTTCAGAAGATCAAACAAATTTTGAAATTATATTTACTGTGCCTAATGTTGCAATTAAAAATTATTTTAATTTAGATTTCGATTTAAATGCTGGTAAAATAAAACTTTATAATAATGGTATAGTTTTTGGTGAAGTAACTTTTAATCCTAATATTATACCAATTGATAAGATTTTATATCCAGATATGTTTATTAATACGCAAAATATCCGCAATGTCCCTATAGATAATTTAGTAGATATTAATTATAATAGCTCAGGTGGTACTTTAAAAAATGTAAAAATTCATAATACATCGTTTGATCAAAGTTTAGTTAATTATTTAGAATTACAAACAAAAGAAGTGGACCCTTTATATTTTAGAGTTCCATGTGGTACAAGAAATAATAAAGAAGAAATAGATACTTTATTTACATATAAGATTCCAGGTAATATTAGTAATTATATAAAAGTTAACATTCAAGATCTCAATATAAATAATGATATAAAAGATGAATTAATAAACTATTTACAAAGTTCAGTGGAAGTGGTAACACCGTCTCAACAGCAATTAATTTATAACGTAGAATAAAAATATGGCAATAAATGATATAACAACTAATTATTATGTAGGTGAAGATTTAGTTAATACAGCTAGTGATGAATACAAGACTATCACCTCGTCTAAAAAAATAGCATATACCGATGGAAATGAATTTACATTTGATGGTGTAAATTATATAGGTTATTATAATTATGATGGTAATAATTTTTATAAAACTAAAAATTTACAGAATAATAAATTAACTATAGTTGAAAATGTATATACTGATATTCGTAATTCTGAAAAGTTTTTTGATAGAACTATATTTACTATATTAAATCCATCTTATAAATTAGAAGATATTATATTTAAACCTAATGAGATTATAAATAAAAATTCGATTAATTTTAAATTAAATTTATTATATGATAATTTTAAAGATTTAATTAGATTTACTAATATTAATAATCCTCTTATACCCTCAACTTTTGAATCTTATGCTATATTATCTTCTACTAACACGGGTACTGAATGGCAATGGGTTTCAGCTAATGTTAGATTTATTTCAGGTGGTAGAGATCCTAATTTAGTACCTTTATCTTCTTATAATGGTGAATTTTATGATGTAGATAAGATGAATATACTAGCAGTTAGAAGTAAAAAAGTACCTGATGATTATACAATTTTTGCATCTACAAGCTCATTTTTATTTGCATATGAAATAGATAATAATGAAACTAAATTTAATTTTGTGTTAAGTGCAAATGCTTTAGGTAATGATGAACAATTAAGGCTTCAAAATATTAGTAGTATAGCAGCTGATTCAGAAAAAAATATATTATATATTAACGATAGAAATAGGCAACAAATTTTTAAAACTGATGTAAAAACAATAGTTAATCAAGATAGAACTGGTTTAAGAAAGATTAAACTTATTGACACTATAGGAGGGGAAGGAACTGAAAAAACTAATTTTACTGATAACAAGTATATTGAATATGGCAACAAAAATTTATATGTATATGATGATGTTGAGAAAAAGATTAAAAAGTTTAGTGAAGATTTTAAATTTAAAATTGAATATTCCAATTCTAACTTTTTTAAAGAAAATGAGTTTATTAGTATGACATTAAATAAGAATTTTGATTTATTATATATACTAACAAAAACTTATAAAATTATAGTTTTAAATGCTAATAATTTTAATGAAGTAGACAGATATGAAATATCAAGTAACCCTTTTGAATTTAGTATTCCTTTAATAGCTAAATTTGAACTTCCTAGAAAAATTATTTTTTCAGAGAATGATAGTAATATTTACTATTTACAAACTACTAAAAATGTTTACAAATATTTTGTAAATACACAATCTAAAAATATTGAAAGATTTACTATTAATATTCAATTTGATTCAGTAATGATGTGGAATACCATTTTTTCAAAATTTTCAGCATATGAAGTTGCATGGGACGATTTACCAGATTTTGATGTATTTACAATAGCAAGCAATGGTTTAGTAGTTATTGGTAATGAAAATATTGATTCAGATAAATTAATATTATGGTCAAATAGAAGAGTATTTAGTTTTAATGAAGATAATAATTTAATTACTCTTTTAAACACACAAAGACCTAATTTTTATAAGAAAAGTGAAATATTTTTAAATGATGAATATTTTAATAATATTACATTTAATTCTACTTTATATAGGCATTTATTTAATTTAAATTTATTGGGATCTAATTTAAATAAAAAATTATTAGCTAAATTTGATACTTTAGAAACTGACGGATATTTAAGATTTGATGAGTTTTTAGAAATGAGCAAAGAAGATAAAATTAATTTAGATATTACTGATCAAAAACAATTTTTTGTAGGTGTTAATGAAACATTAAACGGTAATACTCTAAACAGAGTTATGACTAATATTTACGAATATCAAGGTAAGATTATTGAAGCGGTAAAAACTAAAAGAATAGGTAAAAGAATACCTATTTTAAAAACTGTGTTATTAGATGATGATCGTAGATACTCGGATTAAAAAATAGTATGCAAGATAAATAATAATATATAATGAGTACTGAAATTTCAAGTTTAGCAGGGGAAATAGTAGCTTTTACATACCCTTCATTAATTAAAGTAGCAGATAACGGTGACGTGGCAGTTGTAACCAGCTCTAATAGAGCTTCAACAGTCGTTACTACTAATCCTAATAAAACACTAACGCCTAATGCATTAAACAGATTATCTGATGGTAATGGTAATCCTTTATCTATTTCTGTAGCACAAACTGATGGAGGTGCAAAGATTTTTGGTCCAACTATAATTGCTGGTTCTTCTAATTGTGTTGAAGGTAAAGTATTAGAAGTACAAGATGGCGGGGTTTGTATTGAAAAACAAATTTGTGCATGTGGTAGCGGATCTAATCATTTATGTGGAGCAACTAATACAGATGATTTAAACGTTGCAGATGCATTAGTAGTAAGTAATTTAATACACCAAACTTCAACGACTGGTAACACATCCTTGAGTGGTGATCTTTTTGTTGGTACAACTAGCGGTCCTGAATTTTCAGTTGATAGTGCCACTGGATGCACTACAGTAAAAGGATTTGCTAATATAGGTGATGATTGTACAACTTCACAAGTAACACTTACTAATAAAGGTATTCTTTTAAATAAAGGGGTAATAAGGGGATGTGCTGATATTATAGCTTTTTATTCATCTGATGAAAGACTTAAAGATAATGTTAAAAAAATAACTAATTCTAATAATATTATTAATAGTTTAAACGGTTATGAATTTGATTGGAAAGAAAAAGCTGATAGAGTAGGGTCTGATATTGGAGTTATAGCCCAAGAAGTTAAAGAAGTATTACCTGAAATAGTACATGAAAGAGAAGATGGATACTTATCAGTAGATTATGTTAAGCTTATACCTGTATTAATTGAAGAAGTAAAAAATTTAAACAATAGAATTAAAGTATTGGAGGAAAATTATGGCTAGTTTATTAGGACAAAATATTAATCAATCATATAACGGTTTATTAAAAACCTCAACAAATAATACAATACATGGAGGTTTAAACCAAATTACTGATGGTTTAGGGAATAATTCAGCTTTAACTTTAGGAAAATCAGGTAATTTATCTAAATTAGATGGTGCATTACACGTCAATGGTCTTTTATTAGGGTGTAGCAACCTTACTACTAATGGTAATTTATGCGTCAAAGGATCTTCAACTATTGATAGTGAAGTAGTTATTGGAGGTAATACTCATGTCAGTGGACAACTAACTGCAACTAACTTTAATTTTACTGGAGCAGGCGCTTTTGCCGGTGCTATTACTCATAACAATACTGTTACAATTAGCGGGACTTCAAATATCTCTGATATTTTTGTTAATGGTAATGAAACTATTAATGGAAGTTTAACTTTAACAGGTGGTATTAGTGCAGGTGGGGATATTGTTGCATTTCATTCTTCAGATAGTAGATTAAAAGATAATTTAATACGTATAGAATCTGAAAATTTTGTTAATAATTTAACTGGGTATGAATTTGATTGGAATAATAGATCTAAAAGATCTGGTAAAGGTAAAGGTATTATAGCCCAAGATCTATATAAAATTGATAAAACGTTAGTAAAAGAAAATAGCGATGGTTTTCTTTCAGTTGATTATATTGGTTTAATTCCAGTTCTTTTAGAAGAAGTTAAAAGATTGGGTAAAGAAATAGAAAAACTAAAAAACAATAGTTAATCAAGATAGTACCCTTGCAAGTAAGTACTACCAGGGGCAAATGAATAATAAATACCACCACCGTCGCCGGAGGACTCACTTTCGCTACTATCACTAACACTTTGTAAATTTTCAGTATTTACTAATGAATCTACTGCAGGTTCAAAAAATCTAAAATTACCTGAACCTGACGTACCTACTAATTTACTATCTATTGCCGATAAAGTAGATAATACTAATTCATTATTTACTAATTTACCATAAATTAAAGTACTATCAGTCCTTACCCCGTCAATAACTTTAAAATTATTATCAGGAGAGGTAAAAAAGAATCCTTTATTTTCATATTGAAAATTAGGATTATTTAAGTAATCATTTTCTAATTCAATTTTATTTTTATTATCTCTTACACTAAGTTTTATATTGTAATCATATGATGATAAATGTTGAGATGTTAATAAACTATTATATCTTGTTATATAAAAAGTTACAGTACTTTCACTTTCATTTTGCGATACGTTATCTTGAGTTAAGAAAATTTTATCTGGTACAGGATCTTTAACATTAACTACATAACTTTCTAACCCTCTAAATAATTGACCCGAACTAGTAGTTACTACTAAGGTAACGGGGTAATTGCCTGTAGTTTGGTAAGTGTGAAAAGATGATAAATTATTTTCTACTATAGTTCCGTCTCCAAAATCTATAAAAAAATCAGTATCTGATATATCAGGCGCTGCAGATAAAAAATTAGGTACAGCATATATACCGCCCAAGTCTCCGGTATATAAAGCACTACTCGAAATTGTATTGGTACTACCTAATATTTTTTTAAATGCTAAATTATAGATATCTAAACGTATATCAATTCCTGATAATGAACTATAATCTTTATTGAAACTATAACTCATTTTATATATTCTCTATTACAATTTTTGATAATATTGATTGATTGGAAAGATATGGATATTTAAAAAATGGTAATTTTAAATCGCTACCTATAATTTTTATATCATTTCTGTCATATATAGGATTATAAACTACTAAACTAATACCTTCTACTTCGTTAAAAGTTTGATTATTTATTACCCTTCTAGTTAAAATATCTTCAACACCTTCTATATTAAATATTTGATTGCTTATATCCTTTAAACTAACTAAACTGTTTAAATTTAGATTAGCAAAATAATTTACAAAAATATTGTTAATTCTTTCTCTCATAGCCTCTGTAGAAGAATTACTTAATACATTTCTCTTGATAATTAAAAATGATTCATCTGCAAGCTCTTTTCTTAGTACTTCATTTTCACCGCTTCTAACCCCTAAATCAAAAGCTGTAAAAACTGGGTCAACCGGTACTATATTTATATTAGCTTGTTGTTTCTCTTTAAAAGAATTAATTATAGATGATTTTTGAGAAGTAGATACAAAATTTAAATTATTATTACTATCTACATTATTGAATTTCGAAACTAAAAATAAGTAAATATTATTTGATTGATTTATTGAATTAAAGTTAACCTGGTTAAACAAAACTCTACTATCATCATTGGGTTTATTTAAACCTATATTTAAAAAATAATTTAAATATTGATCAACATAATCATCATTATTTACAACGGTAAAAGATTTTAAAACTTGTGAAAAATTAGTAGATAAAAAATCATTATAATCTTTTAAAGTTATTATTCTATTTTGCAATTGAAAGTTTTTAGTAGCATTATTTCTAATACTTTCAATATCTTCTCTTTCAACTGGCGTTGTAGATTTTAAACTATTAGAAAATGTTAAATTTTGTATTTCCTCTATAGTTAAAAAATTAAATGTAGTATTATAAATATTATCACTTATTAATTGAAACCTGGGAGTATTATATAAATTTAAAGAGTTACCATCAAGGACTCCTGGAGATACTACTCCAGCTTCTCCAGAACTTTGAATATAATAAATTAAAATTTTATCACCTTCATTTAATTTTTTTCCAAAAACTCCATTGCCAAACTTAAATTCGTAAAAACCATTTTCATTTAATCTTTTTTCAACTACTGTAGAATCAGAGTTTTCTAAAAATAAACTACTACTTTCGGTATATTCAACTATTTTATTTGTATTTACATCTTGTACATATACATCAATTGAGTTACTATCTACATTTACTTGAAAATTATCATCACTACTCCTAACTGATAAAGTTACAGTTTCAAAATCTTCACCTAATGCTATAACTTCAGGATATTCAAAATATTGTCCTTCCCTTAAAATATTTTCACTTGAAAAATTATCTAAAGATTGGTTACCGGCTACTGTTTTGTTAAAAGTACTATCATTAATAAATGAATAATAAACTCCACCAGCTACTATATAACTATATCTTTTTATAGTATATGAATCAATTGGTAGTAAACTATTAGCAGTTAAATTAAATGCAAGTAATGAAGTTTGATAACCTTTAGGTTTGTAATCTATTAATTTTACTATTCTATTCATGTTTTCATATATACTTGTATCTGAAAACATTGATTCAGCAGATGTTTGATTCAAATAGAATAAAAGTAAATGGTAACTATAAGCAATAACATCAATAATAGAAGACATATTACTACCTTCAAAAGTTTGATCAGTATATATACCCCCTTGGTCTAATCTAGTTTGAATTAGTTCTTTTAATGATCTTGCATCAAAAGCAGCATAATTGTCTCTTGATAAACTAAAATCAGTTAAATTTTTCTCGGCCATAATTATATTTAATTAATAACTATAGAAACCAGATTTGTTTAATCTTCCTTTTAAGTTTAAAGGGTTACTATTAAATTCTGGTATATTTATAATAATATTTAATTCATATTCTTGCATTTCAATATCAGCTATTACTTCAATTGATTGGACTTTAATCCTAGGCTCAAAACCAACTACAGTATTATTAATAGTTTCACCTATTACCGTAGCTCTAGCTTTTGATACTGGTAAAAATAAAAGATCTCCAAAGTTCATTCCAAATTCTGGATTTAATATTTTTTGTCCTTGGAAAGTTGTTATTAAATTTATTAAAGAATTTTTTATAGCTTCAAAATTTACTGCAGTGTTTAAATCTTTTAAATTGGTAGCTCCATTTAGTTCATCAGATTTTACAATACCTACCTTTACATCTAAATTTATATCTTTATAGATAACATCTAGATTTCTTTCTTTTGTAGGTTGAAAAATATTTAATTTTATTGCCATATGGATATTTATTAAGAATAAGTTGGGTTATTGAAGTTACTATATATACTATATTTTGAATCATCAGATGACCAAGCTATATCATTTAATTGATTTTGTTTCCTTCTCCATCCAAAGAATTCATAAACAAATGAATGTGTACCTGCTGTATTAGTAATATTAGAAACAGACGAACTTAGACCCGATGCACTTGTAAGTAAAGTTTTTAAATCTAAATTATTTGTGGTAGTGCCTTCTGAAGTTGAAGAAGATGTAATATTACCTGACACATCAGTAACTACTACCAACCCTCTTAGACATCCTTTTCTTCTTTCATAACCCACGCCTGGTTTAGTTGTATTACCTGCAGTAGTAAAAACAAAACTAGTTGTACCACCGTCTGTACCGCCCTCAGATTTACCACCTGAACCACCCGAACTACCAGGTCCATATAAACGTAAAAGTTCCCCTGTTTCTGGGTGATTAACTAGTATTGCTCCCCTCCTAAATATTTTTTTCTTATTACTAATAAAATTATATAAGGTATTATTTTTATCTATTAAATTTAAAGTAAATTCTCCTAAATTGCTTTTTTGACCATTAATTGCTTTTAATTTTAAGGGTTCTATATCATCAATTAATTTTACTACTCTTAAACTTACAATAGTAACATTACCGTTTTCATAATAAAATTTAATTGAACCTGTTGTTGAGACTGCATCATTGAAAGAATTATATCTATGGGAAAAATTATCTAATTTTAAAGTACCATCAGATTGAAATTTAGAATATAATGTTTCATTAACATTATCACCATAGTCAACATCAGCTTTATATAAACTTACTCCGGACCCATTATTTTGAGATACAGCTGATAGATCAAAATTTATATTAGTTACCCCTGAATAAGTTAGAGTAATTGTTCTTAAAAAACTAGTAGCTGGAAAGGATAAAGAAGGTAAAACACAATCACCGCTACCATTTAAAAAATTAAAAAAACGATCCGCTGGATCTGTAGGAGAGGATGGATTTGATTGTGTAGCTGAAGCTTTAACTTGAGCTCTTAATGCAGTTAAGGCATCATTATTAGTAGCATTAGAAAATAAATCATTATTAACAATATTAATTTTATTATTAATAATTTTATAATTTAAAATATGTATTACAATTGAATTATTAGTATTGTTAAAGGTTGTTGTTAATATGTATGAGTCGTCCAAACTATTATATTTTAGATCACTATTAATAATTTTATTAATAGTTATACTTTTACTATAATGACTAAAATCAAATGTATCAATAAAATACGTAGAAGTTTCAGTATTTCTTGTACTTATTTCATCTATAGTTTTTTTCTGTGTATCAAATTTATATAGTTCATACAAAAAAGTATTTGATGAACTTAAACCTGATAAACTTATATTAAATTTATAAATTGAATTATTATTATAACAATCTTTAGTTATATAAGAAAAATCAGGTCTTGTATTATCTTTTTCTATAATTAAAGGGGAATTTGTTTGCTGTAAATAATTACCATTATATTTAAATGCATCAACTATAGAAAAACTACTTAGATCTATACTAAAAGTATCCTCGTAAACATTTAAATCCAAAATATCAGATCCTGTAATTTGGCTATACAAAGTGTTATTAAATGAAAATTTATCATAAATGATATTAAAGTTTGAACCTGATAAAGGTTTTAATTTTTTATCAATTACATCTTTAACAAATATTTTTTTATAACCATTTATTTTATCAAAACAACCAGAAAGTTTTTCAACATTACCATACCTATTTTCTGATATATCAATTGTATTCCCCGTATCAAAAGCTGCATCCTGTATTATTGTTTTGCTCTCAGTATTTAAAATTACCCCTTTATTAGGAATAAGCTGAATATATTCATTACCATAAATATCAGTTTCAATTTTATCAATAGAACCAAAATTAACTAAATCAGTTATTGAATCTGAAAATTTACCCTCATTTGTTATATCAATTCTTCTATTTTCTAATGATTGATAAGCATGAAAATAATGATTTCTTTCATCTGCTTTTACTGTATTTCTAGAAGAAGATGATGAAATATTTTTATAAGTATTTAAATCAAAGAAAAAATTGAAAGGGTTATCTCTTTTAGTATTACTTAAATTTACAACATCACCATATTCACTAGGATCAGGGAATATATATACAAAATTTTCATTTAACTCAGGTTTAATTTTATTAATAAATTCACCATCAACTTTTAAAATAGAAAATTTAGTAGGGTTAAAAAATAAACCTATACTTCTTTCATAACTATCAGGTTGTTTTTCTTTTGCTTTAACTGATGGGAAGTTAATATTAAATAAATTTTTAGCTTTATTTTTAGCTTCAAATAACTTACCTGATACAAATTGTGTTTGAGTAGAACTAATATTTGGTGTATTGGTACTAAGATAGAAATAATCAGTACCTACTAAATTTTCTGATATTTCAGCTTCATATAGTACTCTATATGTATCAGAAGTACTACTTATTGTATAGTCAATAAAATCATCTCTTTTTAAAAAATTTGTATTTAATTCATTAAATTCTAAAACAAGCTTAAAAGGATTTAACTCTATTAAGGTTATATTATTTTGATTTAAAACATTTATTAAAGCTTGATCAATATTTAAATATAAATTAGAATCTATATTATTTGATTTATAAGTTTCAGTAGAATCAAGTGATGCAGGATTAATATCATAGTAATCGTTAAAAGTATCATAACCTAATTCTACGTCAATTCTTAAAGAGGATAAAGATACTGGTTCGCCTGTATAATCTGAACTAGTAAAGAAATTTGCAATATTGTTTTTTATTTGATCTTTAACACTTAAATTACTACCTTTACCTTGTTTTTCTCTTAATTCTCTTTTAAAAGTATTTCTTTTTTCTCTATAATAATTTAAAATCTCTATTATTTTTGACCTATAAAATGGTATTATTTTCATCAAAGAATCCTCATCATTTAAATCAACTGTATTGAAAAATCTTCTTTGTTCTTGTGTAGAATATTTTAAAGTTAAATCATTAAAAAAGTTTAAATAAATCGAACGAATATTAATTTTATTATTTTTATTATTTGCAAAATCAGTTTCTTTCCATTTTTCTAGATATCTTTTATACTGATTGAAATTTTCTAAATCATTATCATCAATAACTTTTACATAATTTAAATATTCAATAAAATTGAATGGGCTACCTATATCAAATTTATCATCAGTCAACGTAGTAGTTATACTATTATTGACAATATATTCTGTAAATTTTATCATATATAATATTTAATATAGGTTAATAAGTACAATAATTAAGGTGTAAATGATGAACCTGAATCAACATAAGTACTACTATCTGAACCATCATAAGTAGTACCAACACCTGCAGTTCCTGAAAAAGATGCACTAACGGTTATACCAGATTTTAAAGTATTAAATTGCGGACTTGCTATTACTCTATTTTCACTATTGATACCTTGATTTCTAGCAGAGTTACGAGTACTTTCATTTGTATCAGTCAAAGTTAAAGGTAAATTTTCAAATGAGTGAGTATGAGGATAAGTAGTAATAGTATCAGGAACAGGAACTCCTCCTTGTGTTCCCCCATAAACAGGAACAGTTGCAGCCCCTCCATCATCAGTCCAATAATAATTTACATACCCTATTATAGCTCCTTGCACTGTTTGTCCTAAAGCTTGTGTTGTATTAGTTATTTGAGTTTCAGCAGGAGCAGTAACATGCTGTAAGTAAGTTTCTCCTTCAACAGATAAACCACCACCTATAACAACATTTTTATTAACACCTAGACTACCTTCTATTAAAACTTGTCTTTGTCTTTTATTTCTCAATCTTAAAATTTCTGCACTAATATTAATAACTTTAGCATCTAAATTTATTTCATTTTCTGAACCAACGTTAACTTGTTGTCCAGCAATATTAGTAATACTACCTGAAACGTTTACCGGACCATAAGATTTTAAATTGATACCCCCGGCCCCTACCATTACATTATATCTATTATTAACATTTAAATTATAAGTCCCTCCTGGTAAATCTTGAACATCGACATATTCAAGTAAAGGTCCAGAATCACTATTGATGTATGTTGTTTTACTACCTACTAAAATTTCATTACTTAATAATTTACCTATAGGGTCAAATCTTATACTACCATAATCATTCATTACAGTTCCTATATTTTCTAATTTATTTTTACTTATTTCAATAATTTCACTACCACCAAGACCAAAATCTCTTTCTTTAAGCATTAGATCAGATTGAATGTCTAAAATCTCTTCACTTAAATTTTTATCTTCATCGTCCCAAGTACCATCTTGAGTAGATGGGCTTAAACCTTCTCCATTAACGAAACTTTTACCTGATTCATCTGGCCAATTTTCAGTAGTAGTTGCTATACTTTT